CTCAAACAACCATGCAAGGCATAACAGATAGACTGAGCCAAGCATTCCTGTTGACTAGTGGTGTGGTAAGAGATGCGGAGCGTGTAACAGCTGAAGAGATACGGATGCTAGGACAGGAGTTAGAAGCTGCACTGGGTGGTCTTTACTCTTTGTTATCACAGGAGCTACAGCTACCAATCGTTACTCGCTTGATGGATAAGATGTCCAAAGAGAAGAGACTACCGAAGCTACCTAAAGATATTGTTAAGCCTACTATTGTTACAGGAGTGGAAGCTTTAGGCAGAGGTAACGACTTACAACGACTCGACCTATTCCTTGCAGGAGCTAACCAAGTAGTTGGCCCACAAGCAGTAACACAATACTTAAATGTTAGTGACTATTTTAAACGTCGTGCTACAGCTCTCGGTATTGAAACTGATGGCTTGATCAAGACGGACGAAGAAATTCAACAAGCTATGCAGCAAGCTCAGATGATGGAGATGACACAGAAACTCGGAGCACCCGCAGTCGCACCTGCCGTCAACGCAGCACAGGAGCAGTACATGGCATCACAACAAGAACAACAACAACCACAGGAAGAATAACAGATGGCTGACTTACACCGAGTAGAGATAAATGAGAAAGTACAAACCGAGATTGAACCAGATGCAGCGTCCGCTGTTGAAGCAGTACCTCAAGAACAAACAACAGAACAACAAACGGATAGACCTGAGTGGTTGCCTGAGAAGTTTAAAAGTCCTGAAGACATGGCTAACGCTTACAGCGAGCTTGAGAAAAAGATGGGCACCGGGACTACTGAGGAAGAACAACCAGCAGAAGCTACAGAAGAAAATGACGGAGATGTACAAGATGGTGACGATAACAATAAAGAGAACACTGAGTATAGTGCTGTTGTTACTGATGCTTCTAAAGAGTTCTTTGCAAATGATGGTCAGCTCTCTGATGAAACTTACGAGAAGCTTGCTCAAGCAGGTCTGCCGAAAGAATTAGTAGATAGCTATGCAGCTGGACAACAAGCTCTGTTACAATCCGAAGAGGGAGAGATTAAGAGCGTGGCTAACGGACAGTTCGATGCTATGGCAGAGTGGGCTAACGATAACTTAGGACAGGAGGAGATAGATGCATTTGATGATATTGTTACTGGAGGAACTAAAGAACAAGCTAAGTTTGCAGTTAAAAGTCTTTATGATAGATATGAACGAGCTAATGGTTCTTCACCTAAACTTGTACAGGGAGCCGTTACTGGTGGTTCTACTATGCCTTTTAAATCAATGCAAGAGTTAGCTCGTGCTCAGTCAGATCCTCGATATAAGACAGGAGATAAAGCTTATCACGAAGAGATTGACAGAAGGCTTTCTGTGAGTAGACTATAATTTTATTCATAACAGATGTGTGTGTGACACCTTGGACTTCCTAATTTTTCTCCCTGTGCTTATTGGTTGGCATAGGTTTTTTTAGTGGATGTTCCAAGGTGTCCCTATTTTTTTAGTTTGCTGACCTTCTGCCTTCATCGTTATGTTTAAAGGCATGGCAACAGAAATAGGAGAAAACGTGCAGGTCAAAGCCAACCTAGCGTTTATGGCAAAAGTCATAGCTATTGTTGGGACTTGTGTGTGGGGATACAGTGTAGTATGGAATAAGCTGATGGTACTAGACAGCAGTCTTGATAGAGTACAGCACGAAGGTACTTTACTAGGAGACTTGTCCGCTCGTATGATGCATATTGAGAAGTTTGCTGAACAATCTAAAGCAGACCTTAATCATTTACTAGAGATGCAAGACGCTCCTATAACATCTGACCACCAACAGTTTGAGAGATTAAAGTACCTAGAGAAAGAGCTGGATAGGCTGCGTGATAAAGTAGAAGGGACTAAATGAGATGGGTGAGTTACTTATGTTGTTCATCACGGGAGGTGGCAGCACGGCTATGGGTGCTATTCTTAAAGGCGTGTTCGGTTATATCTTTGAAAGCAAGCAACAAAAGCACGATCTTGAAATGGCGAGAGAGGCTCGTAACAATGATAATTTCCTTAGACTACAAGCTGAAATCAATAAAGGAGGTAATGGGGAATTTGTTTCTTTTACTCGTCGTATGCTTGCTGTTATCGGGGTGTCTACGCTCTGTGCGTGTATCATCCTTTGCACCCTCTTCCCCACAGCAGAGATCGTTACCATCACAAATGCAGACGGAGAAGGAATCAACGAAGTCTTCTTTGGACTCATCAGTTGGCCAGCAGCTCAGGAGCCGCTCACTATATCTTCTGGACACATCAGCCTTATGGGATGCACAGTAATACTGCCTTGTATCTTAGGCTTTTATTTCGGGCCAAGCGGTCGAAGAGGTTGACAGTCAAGAACTTTTTGTTTTTACTAATAGTAATAATTTTACAGACAACTAGCGACGATTAGTTCCTCGACCTACTGCGGTAGACAATCCTGTGTTAACGAAAGAAGTGAAAGTCACCCAAACACAACTAACAAATAACTACAACATAGGAGATTATATATTATGGCTAATGGCGATACATCCCCCTCACGTGTAGGACAGGTTAATTCGGCTGGTGATGTCGATGCTTTGTTTCTTAAAAAGTTTAGCGGAGAAATTCTGCAAACCTTCGAAGAGTCAAACATCTTCAAACCACTGCATACTGTTCGCACAATCGAAAGCGGTAAATCCGCTCAATTCCCAGTAACAGGCGTTGCTTCTGCTGACTACCACACACCCGGTGAAAACATTGCCGACAGTGGAAACAGCTACCTTAGCGACATCAAGAAAGCTGAAAAGATAATTACCATCGATAAGATGTTACTTGCTTCTACTTTCTTATCAAACATCGACGACGTCAAGAACCACTACGACATCCGCAGCGTTTACGCTAGTGAGTTGGGTAAGGCTCTTGCTGTACGTTTTGACACAGCTATATCTAAAGTGTTTATCGGTGCTGCTCGTGCAGCTGCTGCTATCACTGGCGGTAAAACAGGCGGTGTTCTTGATGTTTCTGCTAATGTAATGGGAGACGTTTCTGACTCCGGTGACGACGCTGACAACACAAGCCCAACAGGTGCTGAGTTAACAGCTGCTCTTTTCACTGCTGCTCAAAAGCTTGACGAGAATGACGTTCCTAGTGACGGTCGTTTCTGCGTATTGCGTCCACAAGAGTACTACAAGTTAATCACTGGTGGTGCTGGTGCGTTGGCTATCTCTACTTCTGCTGTCAATAAAGACGTCGGAGGTTTAGGAAGCATCGCTTCTGGATCGATTCCACAAGTTGCTGGTATCACAATCTACAAATCCAACCACATCCCTTCAACTGATTTGTCTGCTGTTGCTACTGGCGACGGAGCTGCATCTAACGATGTATTCGGTGGAAGCGGAGTAGGGTACAACGGTAACTTCACTAATACTCTTGGTGTTGTTGCTCACAGTGCTGCTGTTGGAACCGTTAAACTGCTTGATCTCGCTACCGAATCCGAGTATCAGATCGAGCGTCAAGGTACGCTTTTCGTAGCTAAGTACGCAATGGGTCACGGAGTTCTCCGTCCTGAGTGTGCTATCGAGCTTCAGAAGTAACACTCTCTCTCGGTGCTGGGGAGGTCTGTGATTCGTTCCGCTCCCCTCTACCGAGTATTTTTATTTATATAAAGCTATGGCACTGACTACTAAATTAAACGCTGTTAACACAATGATCTCCGTTATAGGAGAAGCTCCAGTAAATGCACTAGGAGGAACAGCAGTACCAGTAACAGTTGTCCAAGCAGAAGCTGTATTAGACGAGACTAGTAAAGCCATACAGTCTGAAGGATGGCACTTTAATACAGAGCACGAGTATACACTTACTCCTGATGCCTCCACATCTAAGATTGTACTACCTAGCAATACGCTAAAGGTCGATCTTAACCCTGAAATTTATACAGACTCAGACCCTGTGCAGCGTGGACTTACATTGTATGACCGCAAGAATCACACGGATGTCTGGTCTAAGGAGGTTAAAGCCTCCATTACTTTTGAGTTGGAATTTACAGATATGCCTGAACAGTTCCGACATTACATATCCGTTAAAGCAGCTCGTATATTTGCTAATCGTTTCTTAGGCAGCAGGGAGATAGAAGGCTTTGCGTTGAGAGATGAGATAGAAGCTAAAGCTAGAGCAGTAGACAGCGACTCAGAGAACGCTGACAGAACTATATTTGATAACTACAGCGTACTGCGTGTGCTTGATAGATAATGCCTCTGTTAGTTAACAGTGTACCAAACCTCGCACAAGGTGTATCACAACAGCCTGACAATTTAAGATACCCCGGTCAGTGTGATGAGCAGATCAATGCTTGGGCTACTGTTGTAGAAGGACTTGTTAAACGCCCTAACACCCGTTATGTAGGTAAGCTGTTTACTTCTCCTCTTAGCGATGATGCTTATGTTCAATACATAGACAGAGATGAGAACAATAGATATGCAGCTGTTATAGATAGTAGCGATGTATCAGTGTTTGACTTAGCGGATGGTACAGAGAAGACAGTAACTATAACAACTGATGCACAGACTTACTTAGATGGTATAACAAATCCTAGAGAGAATGTTAAAGCGTTAACTGTTGCTGACTATACATTCATAGCTAACAAAGAGCAGAGGGTATCATTAGGTTCTTCGGTTAGTCCTGCTCTATCCTATGAAGCTTTAGTATTTGTTAAGTTAGGCGATTACGATAAGCAGTACGCAGTACACACTATATTCCCTGGAGCTGATGGCGAGTTTGATACTGGTGATGATGTGGAGCAAGCTTTTGACGTACTTAGTGGTGATGGCGTAGGAGGAGATGGCAGCGACGCAGATACTATTGTTATAGCCACACAGTTGTACGACATACTAAACGCAGGAGGTAATGCTGATTATGTAGCTTCTGCTACCGTTACCCGCGCTGGTAATAACTACGATCCTGCTTCACCACCTGCTGTTACTTTTGATAACACAGACACGGGAGGATCAGGTGCTACAGCTATAGCTGCGGTAAGTACGGGAGGTGCTGTAACTGAAGTTATTATAACAAACGGAGGTAGTAACTACTCTTCAGCTCCTGCTATAACTATAGCCAATCCACCGTCCGGAGGCAACGTAGCAGAAGCTACTGCTGTATTAGGAACTGTAGCAGCTTTCAACGGAACGGTGGTAAGAGAAGATGCTGTTATAAAACTTACAGCTACTGAAGACTTTAGGATACACACCAACGACGGGTTAGCTGACCAAGGTTTAGGTTTAGTATACAAAGAAGTATCTAATATTACAGACCTGCCAGCTAAAGCTTTTAATGATTTCCGAGTAAAAGTAAAAGGAGACACAGAGCTGGTACAAGACGACTACTATGTAAAGTTTCAAACTAAAGACGGTAATGATTTTGGTGAAGGTACTTGGATAGAAGATATAGGATATGGTGTAAAGACTGAGCTTAATACGGCTACTCTGCCCCTACAGCTTAAACCTGATGACGCTACTTTTAACACTTGGACTTTAAATACAGCTACTTGGTCTAACAGATTAGTAGGAGATGATGACACTAACCCTGCTCCTACTTTTGTAGGTTCTAAAATAAACGACATCTTCTTCTTCAAGAACAGATTAGGATTGTTAACAAATAACAGTATTGTGTTCAGTGAGGCTGATGAGTACTTTAACTTTTGGAGGACTACTGTGTTATCTTTACTGGACTCTTCACCTATAGATGTAGGAGTAAGCCATACAAAAGTAGCTATATTGCAACACGCTGTACCCTTTCAAGAGAAGCTACTTATCTTTTCTAATAGTACACAGTTTGTGTTACGAGGTGCAGACCTACTCACACCTAAGACTGTAAGCATTACACCTGCTACTGAGTACGACTCCTCGGAGACTATTAAGCCGTTAGTACTTAATAACTATGTATACTTTAACTTCCGCAGGAACAGCTACGAAGGATTAACAGAGTACTTCATAGATAACGACACTGCTATATTTGACGCTGCTGAGATTACTTCACAAGTACCTACTTATATACCGTCGAAGATAGAGTTGATGGTAGGCACTGCTGTTGAGAACTTAGTCGTAGCTGTAAACGGTGACAGGACTACGATGTTTGTCTACAAGTTCTTTTGGCAGAATAAGGAGAAGATACAAAGTGCTTGGCAGAAGTTTACATTTGCTAGGTCTATTG